AGGCTTAATTCCCATTGCCGCCAAGACCTGAGCCTTCTCGCCGTCTGCTAAATCCTTAAAGCGTGCGCGGAACTCAGGCGCTGTCTGCTCAACCGACGGCTGTTGGGGTTGCTGCTCGGGGGCGGTGATTAACTCTTCCCAGTTAGGAATATCTAACTCCTGGTAGAAACGCTTATGAGAATTAAACAAGTTCAACGGAGTAACCACGCCCGCCTGCAAGGCGATAGGATTAGTCGCCCCTGCGATAACCGCCTGCGCCTTCTGTATTCTAATCTGCGGGTTGGTGTTCTGGTCGTTGCCCCGCACGGTGATTGTATATTTGCCCTGGACTTCCTCTTTAGTAAGGCGTATCTTCTCCCAGCCTTCCTGGCCGAAATAGGCGAACTCATAATCATCATCGCCATACTGACACCAGAGTTCCCAAATCCAGGTGAATAAATCCTCAAAGGATGTGCGTATAATATCGGCATCCAGGGAAAAAACCATCTGCGAGGATTGCTTCTGAAGCTCTACCTCGCCGAGCGTCCTGGGCTGCCTGCGGTTAATCATTGACTGCAAGGTAAAATCAATCTGGCCGATTAACTCCTCGATTTTAGTCTCAAGCAGCATCTGCTCCCGCTCGTATGAGAACTCCACATTGGGGTTATTATTATTAAGCGGGCGGATTACATCATCAAGCGGCTGCATACCCTGCGCGGGATGCGACTGGCCGAAGATGAACTGGGTGGCAGTAGGGTTAATCATCCCCGCCCTGTGGACATACTGCGGCGTGTTGCGGATAGTCTGCTGGTCTATCTTCTGGCAATGTTGAATATCTATTTCTTTTACGATGTCCTCGATAAGCTCGGCAATGCCGCGATGGGCGAACCAGCGGTCATCACACAGTTCATAAAAGAGTTTAACAAAGGGGAGCTTGCCCGAGTAAAACGGCAGGGCTATCTTGCGCAGTTTCTTGTCAAAGTCAGGAGCGATAGTCATAACTACCTTCTGATTGGTGTCTTTTAAATCATAGCCGTAATACTCCCATATCTTAATCTTGCCTGTTTCCTCAAGGGTGTCTAAGCCCTCGCGCATTTCTTTCTCAATATCAATATCCTTCTCGCTGTCATAATCGTGGGCGGCTGCCTCTATCTTTCTTATCTCGCCCAAATTCCAGTTCCGCTCCTCGGCGTTTCTTTTTACATCCTCGATGTCCATAGAGAACTCGTGGATAATCCAGCGGGCTGACTGCGGGCTGTATCCTGCCCCGGCTGAAACATAAACCTTCTCTGGTTCACAGAGCGACACATCAGGGCGGTTGGCGACTACATCGGCGAACTCTGCCTTTATCTCGGTCTTGCCCGCCTCGGCCTCGTTGTATATCCGCAGTATCTCCTGGTAGTTCTCCTCGGCGACCATCGGGCTTAAGTCCACATCGAGTTTAGAGGCAATCATCGCCTGCTTAATCTCAGGCGTTGCCTGCGGATGGTTGAATGCCTGCTTTTCCTGCTCGGATAAATCGTCTAAACTAATTTCTTCCTCGCGTTTGATGATGTCAACTTTCCAATAGGGCTTCAGGAGATAAAAGCCTTTCTCAAGCGCCTGGTCTATGCCGATAATCGCCTTGTTCTTGAGGCGGATAACTTCCATAATCAGATGGTCTAAAAACTTCTCAATCTTGGAAGCAGTTTCCCAGTTACCCGAAGGCGTGGGGACTGCCTGCACGACGGGGCGGATACCAAAGACGATATTAACAAGCGACGCCTTTAGCTTGCGTATCTTGGTTTCAATGGTCGGCATCCGCAGATTGGCGCAGCCCTTGAACGGGAAGTTCTTTTGTTTCTTAATGCGCATCCGCATTTTGTGCCACTTGAGCTGGTTCTGCTCCCAGGTAGTAGTAACCCCGATAGAGTCATCAACCATCGCCTTGATGCGCTCAACCTCGGTAAGTTTTTTTGTGATTGCTTTGGATTTCTTTCTTGGCATTTCTACACCCCGTAGTTAGTAGCTTCAGCCATATTGACCGGCTGCGCATATTCTGATTTTGGTTCGTAATCGAAAAAGACCGGCTGAAGCAGCTGCTCGGCGGCAGCCATACTATCCACAAGGTCATCGTGGACTGACGCGCCGATTGTCAATATCTCCTCGCGTGCTTCAATATGTTCTGCGTGGATATAATACTTGCCGCGCTCAAATAAGCCCTGCAAGGCGGCGACTATCCTTGCCTGTTTGTTCCTGACGCCGGAGTGGATATTCTTGATTTCCTGCACCGGCGGGTAAATCTTCTTCTCATCGCAGAACTTAAGAAATGACTGGTAAAACCCTTTCTCAACCCCGCCGCTTGGGATGCCTAAACCGGTAAGCGTATTCTTGTGCTGCTGGTATAAGTTTAGTATAGCGTTCATATACTCGTTCTGCGGCTCGTGGGTGCGGACATATTGAACGAGATAACGGTTGCCCTGCTGGTCAATGGCGATAACTGAGGCAACCTTGTAGTCCGCAGTCCTGTCCTCAGAATACGCCGGGTCGCAGGAGATTACACAGCTGTATTGCTGCGGTAACTGCGTCCAGTATCTAATCTGGTCTTCTTTTATCGGTTGCGTCCCTTCGGCAACCGGGTTGTTCATATATTCACCGGCAAAGGCAGTTTCGCCTATCTTGGACTTCCTGTCTTGAAGCTCAGTGTGGGAATACATATCGGGGAATAAGGCGTTGCCCTCTTTCTCAACACCGTCAATGTAAGCTCTATATACCCGCTTTTGCCATCCATTATCGGGTATCTCGATTAACTGCTTTAAATAACAAAGCGGATGAATCAACGTTCCCAGATAAATCATCTGGCCTTCGGGCAATAATTTAGGGATAAGTTCCTTGTTAATGCGGTAGCGCAGCTTGTTGCGCTGGTCTTCAGATATTACCGACTCAATGTTCTCAAGGTCGTCAAGGCCAATCAGGGCGCGCCTGCCGCCGCGGAGCTGGCCGGTAATCCCGCCGCCTTCAAAAGCAATGTTGTTTTTAAGGACGAAATAGCTTTCTGACCACTTATCAGTCTTCTGGTCGCCGAAGAAGAACTTGAGCTTCTCGTTTGCCTCAAACTCCTTCTTAATCCTGCCGGTAATCTCGCGCAGGACGAAATCCTCACTGGCCGAATATATCGAGATATTGCCCAGGCGCTTGAACAAGGCGAACCAAATCGGGTAAACTATCAAGCCGATTGTGGTCTTAGCGTGGCCGCGCGGTGCGGCTATGGCCAAATACCTGTGCTGGGGCAGTAAATCATAAATCTCTCTATGAAACTCAGGCGTTTGGCGGTAGAGCAAATGCGGGAAGAAGAACTGGGCGAACTCAAGGATAGAGTTCTTAAAAGCATAAAAGAGCAATTTGGCACGTTCTGGCGATAAAGTGGGGGTATTAGGCATAACTCCCTATTCTCCTTGCGTTCGTTGGTTTTTTTGCCTTAAAACCCTATTAAAAGTGGCATTGTGGTTCTGCCCGCCAACCTCATTTTGCCCCTTCCCGAAGATACGTTCCCAATCCTTGGCGCTCAGGGCGGGCACTGTGAAGGGCTCTTTGCGTAAATATTTCATTTAAAACCTCTCAATATCCTCTTCCCTGGGGTTTCCTACCGCAAGCTCGAAGATATTGCCCTTGCCTTTTATCTGGTGCTTGATGCCTGCGGGAACATAAATAAGAAAAATCTCGTCTCTTTCCTTGTGGGATTGGCAAGAAGTCAAGCCGTCAATGATTAAGCGCTTGAACCACCAGCCCTTGCCGCTTAACATTATCTTGGAGTAGCCCCATTTCTTATGCAAGAGATTAGAGCTTGACTGAATTTTATCCCCGCCTACGCCGAATACGGTCTTTATGCCTAACTTGCGGCAAAGAGAAAGCTCGGGGATGTTGTCCGGCGTGCTGTCTCCGCCCTTGGCGAAAACGGCGGGCTTGAGCAGATTAAGGGTTTGGCATACGCTTTCATCGGTATCTATCGAAAGAACGACATCATTAACCACATTGACAGAACGGACAATCTCCATCCGCTCCTGTTCGTTCATAAAAATGCTGCCCTTGAGCTGGCATTGCTTATCGTTGTTGACTATGACGGTTAACTTGTCGCCGAGTGAGCGGGCTGCTCTTAAATAATGTAAGTGCCCTATGTGTAAGGGGTTAAAGTAACCGCTGGCGACTACGGTTTTAATCAAGGCGGGCTCCTGTGTTCGATTCGAAAATGGCGGACAATTCTCCGAGTGGGTTTATATTACAACTCGACCCGCCTTGGGGGGTGACCCGGCCTCCAGCAATAAGGGATTCCTTACGCCCTGTGCGCCTCACTGCGACCCTATCTTTATCCAGCCGCCTTATTGCGCCTCTTAATCTCTTCCAGCCTTGGTTGGTCATTACTTATCCCCTTTAACTTCAACACCTTGCGCTGATGCCCGCCTTGTGACGCCCTCAACTTCCTTCTCAAAGCGTTCAAACACTGCGAACTGAGTCACGGCGGAGTCCTTAAACATAGCTTTATACTTGCCTAACAGCTCTAAAGCTCTCACTCTATCGCTCTCACGGCGGGCTGACAGGGCTAAATTCCACAATTGCTCAAGTATTCCTTCCTCTGTGATACAGTTCTTATCAAACTTGTTGACCCGCTCCCTTTCTATCGCCTCCTGGATGTTGACTTTCGCCTCCATTCGAGACCCTATCGCTCTCGCATTGCCCCCCACACAACGATAGCCCGCCTTTT